TAATGATCGCTCAGTTTCTTCCTGTGTCGATAGGGTTCTAAACTATGTCATCGAAAAACATCAAACAGCTACAACAGGAGATCGAACAAGCCTTGATCTACTACAAGTTTTGGGACCAGCTCCGGACTCAAATATCGTGCGCCACTCAGACAGCGGACTACTTCAGCGGCCGACTGTACAAGCTGAGGAAGGAGTTGGAGGATGAGCGCAAGCGTCAATGTGGTGACTCTGCTAGGGAGACTAGGAGCGGATCCGGAACTAAAAGCTAGTGGTAGCGCTCGCTTTGTTTCTCTCAGGGTGGCCACCTCAACAAGCCGGTTAAAAGGTAGCGACTGGATAGAAGATACTGAATGGCACACTGTGAAAGTGTGGGGTGACTCAGCTCCTATACTTTGCCAACGAGCGAAGAAAGGAACAATGGTTCACATCACAGGCAAGCTCACAAGTCACACCTACCAAGAAAAGCGATATTGGGAGATTAGGTGTCGAGAGTGGAAGATTGTTTGTGACGGTCGAAAGATGGAGACTCGATCTGATCAGCTCTTAGGCCCTGAGCCTGTAGCAACATGGGGAGAACCCAAAAGCCCTTGGGGTAAATGATCTAAATAGGAACTGACTTCCTATTTAACTGACAACGACAAAGGAAAAGACAATGGGTGTAAATGACTTAAAAGACTTGAAAGAGTATAAACACAGGTTTCAGGCAGCTCTTATTATAAGAGATAAGGAGTCAAGAAACAGAGGGAGATATGAAGCGATTAGAGAGCTTGTGAAGCTAGGTTATGTCTTAAATGGAAGAAGGATATCTTTTGCTGATCTTTCAAGGTGGAAAGCTCCTAAGTCTTTGAAGGACAAAGACTTGTCAGAGAAGCTTCATGGTCTGTTTGAGTATTTCATTCACCACTCTCCAACGCCACCAGCAGAAGGATGCACAGGAGACTTCCCTTTATCCAAACATGAGGTCTCCACAGTGCTCGAATGGGTTCAAGCTAACTTTAACGTCACTTATGAAGAATCATCTATTAGGAAGCTTGTTTTATATCATTATCAATCTGAAATGATCAGAGACACAATCAAGAAGGCAAGAGCAAAGATACGTGAATCTAAGACAGAGGCGATCATTAAAGAACAGTTAGATCTAAATCTATCCACAAATGGAGATCAACTTATTCAAATGGAAAGAAGACTATCTGAGAATGAGGAAGCTCTAAGCCTTGTGCTAGATAAGATTCAGCAACAAGACAGAATCATCTCTCTATTATTGAAACAACTTGAGGAAAAATCATGAGTACAAGTAAGAATCCAAGAAAGATCTCTAAAGCACAACACAGCATTAACTTCTTGACTGAATGCCTATCTGAAAAGAACAGAGAGTTGATGATTCAAGAGGATAAAAACAGATCTCTATTAAATGAAATCGAGCTTCTTAAAAAAGCAAATGAAAGCCTACTGGATAGGATTGATGAAATCACTGAGAAGGTTATCACGCTAACAAGGATTCATTGATGACCGACGAAGAGAAACACCAAGCGCGACTAAAGAGAGATAGAGAATATCAGCGCCGTTCATTGATGAATGATGAAGAGAAGTATCAAGCGCGGTTGATCTACCAGCGAGAATATCAGCGCCGGAAAAGAGCTGAAGAGACCCCGGAGGAGAGAGAAGAGCGAAGGAGGATCGCTAGAATCAAGTACATCGCTCGAAGAGAGAGAGAGACTCCTGAGGAGAGAGAAGAGCTTAACAGGCTAGCTAGGCTTTATTATCACGCTCGCAAGGATAGCGAGACAGAGGAACAGAGACAGAAACGGTTAGCAAGAGACAGAGAATATCAGCGCAAGAAGAGAGCTGAGGAGACACCAAAGCAAAGAGAAGCGCGGCTAAAGAGACTTAGAGACCATGCAAAGACTAGAAGAAGGAAGGGGAGCTAGAATGAAAACCTATGATCTATATAATGACGATATTGGAGCAGTGGCTATTATTGATCATATGGGAGATGACAAGCGAGCAGTTGACGCGGCTAGAGTTTCCTTCATGAGAGATCAACAGACTAGGGAGCTCACAGAGAAAGACGAGCGCTTAATCTCCTTCTTGGCTTCTCATAATCACACATCACCCTTCGAGCATATGACAGCAACGTTTAAGCTGACTGTTCCACTCTTCGTGCGATCTCAGATCATGCGCCATCGAACCTTTAGCTATAACGAAGTCAGCAGAAGATACACTTCAGAGAATATCCAAGTGTGGCTACCTCAACAGCTCAGAAGACAGAGCGCTGATAATCTTCAATGCTCGGATGGAGAGCTAGAGAATCACCAGGTGCTTGAAGCTCTGCATTTATCAATCTTCTCCTCAGTTCAAGATTATAATGATCTGATTGATAGGGGAGTCTCAAGAGAACAAGCAAGAGCTGTCCTTCCTCAAGCGCTCTATACCTCATTCTATATGACCGGCAACCTTCACAACTGGGTTAAGTTCCTTAAGCTCAGGAACCATGAGCACGCTCAACCGGAGACAAGAGAGCTAGCTCAAGCGATTCAAGAGATGCTGTCTGAACTCTTCCCTGTTTCACTTCAAGCGCTGTTTCATGGTGAATCATGAGACCTATTGTGATCAGAGCAAGAGAGTTGAAGCGCCAAGGTTTAACCATTGACGCGGTGGCGCTGATCTTAAGAGATGAGGGATTCAGAACTCAAAAAGGCAGCTTTCCAGACAGGTCAACAGTGGCAAAGTATACAAGGGGAATATGTCCTCAGATTCGAGTAGTGAGATGAATGATATAGACGTACAAGTTGGACAATCACGCGCACGTGAGGTGATCTCTACTTTGGCCGAACTGAGACAGCGCTTAGTATATGAAGGTGATCTCTCAGAGGAGAGCAAAGATCTGTATAATCACATCGAGCAAACACTACACCAAGCGATAGGAGAGCTTTATGGCTGGAAAAGCGAAGAAGCCGAGGAAGAAGCAGACCACAAGATCTCAGAAGGCCATCAAGGAAGAGATCTTAGAGAACATCAAAACAGGGATGACGATTGAAGCGGCCGCTTTGCTCGCCGGTGTCGCTAGGTCTACCTATTATGGCTATAGAGAGAAGGATCCAAAGTTTGCTGAAGCGGCTGATCAAGCGAGTAGGTTTGCTGAAGCTGTCTTCCTTGAACGGATCAAACAAGCCGCTATGGATAGAGTTGACTGGAAGGCTTGGGCCTGGATTCTTGAGAAGCGCTTCCCTGATGATTATGGGAAACGTCAAGAGCTACAAGTCAACACCACATCAGCAAGTGATGGTACAGCTGAAGTTCTCTCGATGATGGAACAGATCAAGAGTTTAAGAAACACTCCGGACTCAACAGAAGATGAGCCCGGAGGTTCAACCTGACAACAGGAAAACGACATCCTCTAGAGTGACAAGCTCTAGTGGCAAGGTGAAACTATATCATGTCTGAGATAAAACTCAATCCTCTTCAACTAGAGATCATATCTAGGATCACTGATGAGCAGAAGATCATAAGCGCTAGATGTGGATGGGGAAGTGGTAAGACAAGCGCTCTTGTCTTCTCCATTCTCTATCTCTCCAAGACTCGACCGGGGACGTCCTCTCTCTTGGTCACTGATACGAATCCAAGATATAACTCTGTTCTTATGCCTGAAATGGAAAAGTGGCTTGGTCCTCTTGGTTGGAGTTACAATCACACCTTGAGACAGTGGACAGACCAACACACCGGCTCAAGTGTTTGGTGTCGCTCCTATTATCGACCTGGAACAAGAGACGCGACACACAATCCTCTTGAGGGCCTCAACGTCACAAGCGGAGTCTGCTTGATTGACGAGTGTCAGACCTTGACTGAAGAGGTAGCACATAAAGCGCTAGGACGATTGAGAGCAGGCCCATCACCAATCATGATCCTCGTTGGTCTTCCTGTTGCGGATGCTTGGTGGTGTCAAATGGCAGAGAGCGCCGGACAGCTCCCTCTCCTCTTTACCTCCTATGTCAATGAGGAGAACTTAGCGGCTGAATGGTTTGAAGCCACTAAGCTACTTCCAAAAGAGGAACGTGAGGCCATGGTTATGAATAAACCAAAACCTCCAAGCGGCCTCATTTATCAGGAGTTCACAGACTCTCACATCATAGAAGATTGGACCTATCGTGAAGAGATGACAGGTCGTATAGCGATTGACTGGGGATTCAGAAAACCTTCAATCTTGATCATCTGCCATGATGAAGAACTAGGCGCTGATGTGATCTGTCATGAGTTCAACCCAAGGGAAGTCACAACCGAACAGCTCACAACACTGATTCTCTCTATAGCTTGGCCAAGGGCACACAGAGACAAAGCGCCAAGTCCTAAGATATGGCTAGATACAGGAGTAGCAGACAAAGCCGGCAAAGCTCGCAATGATCAGACAGGCAAGAGCGCTTTTCGAGTAATGAGAGCAGACCCACCAAGAGGTCTTGGTCTTCCTCTTCGCTCAACTACTGATCCAATCAAGGTTGATATACTGAATGGCATTCAGCGACTCAAGAGAGCCTTCAACTCTAAACGCTATCTCATCACTAAAGAGGTATGGGATAAAGGCGAGCGCTCAACCGGTAACAGTCTAAGAAAAGCGCTTCTCTCTTATGGATGGGATAACAAAGAACAACCAAAGAAGGATGGAAGAGAGGACCCACTTGACGCGCTAAGATATGATTGCATCATGTTCAACTGGGCTGATCCAACCGACCAAGGCTACAAGCCAAGATCAAGAGGTGGTACTACTAACCGAAGGGTGAAGGTAGGAGGAGCCAAGACAAGGAGCTTTTAATGGAACTAGTCGAGACTAAACTAGCGATAGTTCTTCTTGATCTTATTGGATCAACTCGCTTTGTCCAAAAGGTAGGAGCGATGAAGGCGGCTCAATGGCTTCAATATCATGACAGGCTAGCGCGATCTCTTGTGTACAAGTTCCAAGGTCGAGAGATAGACAGAAGTGACGGCTTCTTACTCTCATTTAATCGACCAATAGACGCGGTGAACTTTGCTCTGATCTATCAACAGACCATACCACAGAAGACCAAGCTAGGCTGTAGAATAGGGATTCATTGGGGTGTAGTTGTAGAGGTCAAACAAGATGAGATCTTCACTCTTGGAGGAGCTAAGAGCGTTGAGCTTGAAGGCATATCAAAGAACATAGCGGCTAGAACTATGAGTCTATGTCAAGCCGGTCAAGTCCTCCTGACTAAAGAAGCGATGAGCGCAATCAAGGGAAGAACGAATCACTGGACACCTAAGGGAACACGCTTTGCTTGTGTTGGTGAGTACCGCTTCAAGGGAGTGAGAGAGACACAGATTGTCTATGCTGTAGGCTCAACCATCGAGTCTCTTCAGCCTCCTCCAAGCTCAGAGAAGGTTAAGCGGATAGCAGGCCCTAAGAAGATCAAGAGCAGAGCAAGAGACAGGGAGCTCCGAGAGTGGCTTTATTGGTTCACGAAGAAGTTAGCGCTGATTATCTTCCTATGGTTAGTCTCTGTCTTTGGCCCTATCATCATTGATCCACACAAGCGCTTGATGAGTAACCTTGATCACTTGTTCTATTGGATTGATCCAATCGTGATCACACTCCAAACAATATTAGGAGAGCTGCTATGAGTGACAAGAAGCAGACACATAGAGAGTTTAGTCAGGTAGAGAAAGCGCGACGCGGTTGGTGGTTCTCGGTCTTCTTCCTCTGTCTAGTTGTAGCGCTTATCCTCTTCTTAACCTATGTGAAGATAGTTGATGAGAACAGAGATGTTCTAGTTGGTATCCTTGGTGTGATCACCGGCTCTATCTCCTCTATGGTCGCTATTGCGAGCGGGCGCGATCCCTCAGAAGTTGAGGAACTAAAAGACAAGCTATCTTCAGCCAATGCAGACAGAGAAGCTCTCATCGCTCGCTTAAGAGATGCACAGATACAGCTTCAACTTCACAGAGACCAACTAGCAGAGCTTCAAGCGGCTATCATTGATAAGCTCTCTGTCTTTGTAGGTACGCGACCAATAAAGACAAAAGACGAGTCTCAAGTCATCCTTCATCACTCGGTTGAAGAGTGGCTAGAAAAATAATTAAAACTTTATGTCAAGTTTTCTTGACATGACACGAAAGAAGATATACATTCATTTCACAACCTAACGACACAACGACACAGGAGACAAGAAATGGATCAAGCAACTTACGAAGAAATCTACTGCCCTTTTCAAGCAATGAAGCAAATGGAAGAGATTGGCGCTGAAATCAAGAAGGCTTGTGATGAGGCTCCAAAGAAGAGAGAGACTGCTCACTTCATTGATGGAATCCAAGTAAACGTTCACTTCATTGGTGAAGTCGCTCTGACAATCTACAACTGCTATGAGATGGCTGATAAATACAACCGACCTTTCACAGAGCGTGAAGTTGTAGACAGCATTAGAATCAGCGCTTACTCTGTCGATGAGGTTCTAAAGGCCGCTAAAGCAGGGATCGATTATCACAACCTTGCAAACAATGATGACTTCGATGGAATGATGATTGTTGAAGAGTACACCGGCCAATACAATGAAAACATCCTAAACGACATCTTCAAGTAAAAGGTAACTCACCATCAACCCAAGACGAAAGGCGCTCACAGCGCCTTTTTTCGTTACGCGACCTAATAACACAACGACAACAGGAGACATTAATGAGGAGAGATATTTGTATCTA